CCTGAACCTAAAGCTGAACCAGCTAATCCAGTTAAAGCTCCTGTAGCACCTAAAGAAGCAAATAAACTTGGTCCTAATACTGATCCAAGTATAGGAGCTAAAAAAGGCAAGAAAGCTTCTGGTTGACCTGTTTCAGGATTGACTGTTATAGGCATAGCAGACGCTAACCCTTTTACTTCTGCTGGGTTAACGTGCAAAAGCATAGAGTCTCCATAACGACCCTGTGCTGCTACATTTTTAGTTTGTTCTCTTATATCCATTATCTTTCCTCTAAGGTTTCACATCCGAACACATTAAAACTCATATCAACTGCACTTGTATAAACCTTCAACACATCTGTTTGATTAAGGGTTATACCTATAACTATAGCTAACGAATCATTAGCTGCAACTGATTTGTCATAGTATAAATACTGCTTATCATCCGCAGTCGCTCCACCAACATGAACACTAAGCCTAAATGTTATAGCTGATCCTGTGCGATTAGCTGCCACAATAGAACTTATTGTTGTCTGTGTCATATCTGGCACAGTATATAAAGTTGTAGTGGTTGTTGCTGCTGGGTCTACTTGACCTAATACTTTAAGAATATCAGCCATGTTTTATACCCATTAATAAAAATTGTTTTCTTATAGATGATTTACTGGTTATAGAATCTTGCATTCTTTGTATATTAGATATTTTTGTATTAATGCTTTCTATAGCTTGTTCTATTGTTCTTCTAGTTACTGCCTCATCATTAGGATCGTATTCAAGATTTGCTGCTGGTAATGCTAATGTTTTAATTTCTGCCATTATCTTTTCCCATCTGGTCTAATTTCTAATCTTAAATCACCCAATCTCCAACCAAAATCATTAGAAGAATTAGATATTCTTAAAGCTGCTTGTTTAGTTCTTGCTCTAGTATTTTCAAATGTAGAAGAAGGAGTTACATTTATAGTTTGCAATGTAGACAAATCTTGTAACGGAAAATCCCTACCTTTAATTGTAAAAGTTACAGTATCACTTGTTGATTGTTGATCTCTAAACTCTACATCAGGAATTAATTTAGATATAAAAATTAATCTTTCACCATCTGGAGCTAGATCAAAATCACTTGATTCTATATATGCTGTAAAGGCTTCACCATCATTGCTGTGTCCTTTTTCTTGATTGTAAAGGTAATTAGTATCACTACCTGTCGTTTTAGCAGCAGCTAGTGGAAAATCAAGTGAAGGTGCTTCTATCCATGCTGTTCTTGTAAATCCATCAGAGGTTGTACCAATAGACCAAGTATTTTCTAAGTAGTTATAAATAACATATTTATCTATTTCCATACTGTCTTTAGAAGGATAAAACCAAATAACTTCGTTATTATTTTCGTTAGAAGTGCCAAACACTTTAAATTGTTGTCCGAGGTTTATATCTGAATAAATATGATCTAATACTGTACAAGCCAGCCTTTGTGCATTTCCTGAGTATGAATAAAATCCACCCCTGTCCATAAAATATACTCTATTGTTAGCATTTACAGCAGCATTAGGAGATATAAGTGAAGGACCTTGTGCAACTTCTGAAAAAGAAAATATAAAAGGATCGCCTACAAAACGCATAGAAACTATGCCTACATCAGTCCATATAAGTATTTCTTGTCTAGTTCTTAAAGCTCCTATTATTGTAGAGCCCTGTGATAGTTGTACACCACCAGCCTGATTAGTAGATGTAGGTGTCCAATCAATAGCACTTTCTTTATCAGACCATCTAACTAATAAAGGGTCTGAAGTAGAACCTCCTATTGTATTAGCACCAAAACAAATAATATGTTTATCTACATCTGACATCATTATTTGTAAAGCAATAATAGGTGGATTACTTGCACCAGCTAAATCTTCAAAAGCTACAGCTCTTTGTGTAGCACCTGCACTTTCATCCCAATAAAATATTCCACCACCCCTAATACAAGATATAAGATCATCTCCAAAATTATCTTGTGACCATAATCTTAATTGACTAGAAGCCGATATAGGACTTACTGATCCCCATGTTCCTGCACCCCATGTACCTGAACCCCAACCAGTTCCTTTTACAAAAACATCTAATCCAACATTAATTTCATAAGAGCCATCTACTCCTGAACCGCCATTACCTGTATCACTTGAGTTAGCAGTTACTGTATCTCCTGAAGTATCTTTAGCAATAATATTGTATGTGTTAGCTGTTAAAACAGCATTAACTGTATATTCTTGATTTAAAACATCAGCAGTAATATTACCGCCTAATGAAACTGCTTGTGAAAATGTAACTGTATCGCCTTGTGCAGCACCATGACTAGAATCAGTAACTACTACTGTTGAAGAACCATCAGTAGCTGCAAATGTTATAGTGTTTGTACTGGTTTTTCTAATAGGTGTTATGTTATTAAAATTATCACCTTGTTTAAGATAATATTTTAAATGTGTTCCTACACCTACATAATCTGTTTGTCCTTGGTCTCTATAAGAATGTAAGCTTCTGCAAGTGCCTTCAAAAGAATTTAAACTATTTTTATCCCAACCAGCTATTTTTTCTGGTCTTCCTTTTCTAAATCTTACTTTATCAGCATCAAACCAACCACCCTCATTAGAGTAGTTTGTTCCTTCCTTATTAATACCTGGTTTGAAAACATATTTAGCTAAAGGCATACTAGACCTCAATCCATTCTTTACCCTCAAAAAGAAGTGCTTCTGCTTCTCTTCGTCTAATTAATCCTTGCAATGTTTTTCCTCCAGCTTTGTTCCATCTTTTAATTTGTGCAGGTGTAGTGTGATAATCACCAGCATTTAATAATTTTAATAAAGTAGACTCACCAAGATTGGTTGGTCCTAAGTTATAAACCCAACAAACTAAAGCATCAAACTGACATTGATTTAATGGTACTGTAACCATATCATTAATGTATCCTTCATATTCAGGCATTTCTTCTTTTAATAAATGCTCTGCTTCATCTTGATTTATTTTGTCACCTTCTTTTACGTCTTTTGTATGCCCATATCCAATAGTCCAAACTCCTACTGAATCTTGATACGCTTCTAATTTACAACCTTCAAACTTTTTGATTAAAGCTATTCCTTCTTGTGATATGTTCATATTACTCCCCCGTTTCAGGTTTGTTTGTAGTAACCTTTCTATAATAGACCACAACCTGTTTAAGTTCATTTATATATCTTTTTAACTCCTGCATATTGTATGACATGAGTTCATAGTCAGGCACAGACATAGCAAAAAATACTATTTGTCCATGTTCTTTTTCAACCCTAGCTAAAAACTCATCTATATTTTTATCTGAAACAACATACCAATATGGCTCTTTTAAATCTATTTCTCTAGGCATAACAGGCTGTGCTATCTGCCTTTCTAAAGCTTTTGTTGTAATTTGTACGTTTTGTTTACTGGGAAACAGGCTGCAACTGGAGACCATCATCAAGATCATCAATGTTGCGACTGTCTTCTTCAATGCTATCAAATACATTTTTAGTTCCTTTATTAACCCTAGGCTCTAGTAAAGATGGTTTAGCTGCTGCTAATTTAGTTAAATCATGTCTTTTAAAAACATCTAAATATCTAGCCATTTCAGCTTCTATAGCTTGATTTTTGCTTTGTATCTCTAATAAACCTTCTGTTTGCAATTTGAAATCATTTTGCAAAGATTCTATAGCAGCTTGTTGTTCTTGATCCCGTAACTCAAAAGCTTGATTTAATGCAGTTAATTTAGCATTTTCATTCCAAAGAAAATAACCAATTATTAATAATACTGCAATTATACCTATTAAAACTTTACTCATATTTTATGCCCATGTATAAACCTGTAGTGGTTTTGCCTTGCCCTTAACTTCTATAGGTTCTAATAATTGTAGCTTAAAATTACTATATTTGGCAGTTTCTTCACCTATCAAAACTCCTACCCCAGCAACCTTTGTACTTGATTCTAGTCTAGCTGCTACATTACAAGGATCGCCAATTAAACTAAATGCAAACCTATCTGTTGCTCCAAAATTTCCCGCAATGCAAACACCGCTATTAACTCCAATTCCTATTGCAACTTCAGGTATATTTTCTTCTGCAAATTTAATATTTAACTGGTCAATATTTTTTTCTATTTCTTTTGCTGCTTGTAAAGCAAGATTGTGATGATCTTCTTGTGGAATAATAGTATTCCAATGAAACATACCAGCATCTCCAATAAATTTATCTGTGCATCCAAAATATTTATTAGCTGCTTGTACTTGTGCATCTAATACAGAATTCATAATGTAGGTTACTACTTCAGGTTCAACTGATTCCGATAAGCTAGTAAATCCTCTAAGGTCTGTAAAAATAATAGAACAATCAACTCTTTTACCATTAACCTGACAAAGTTCAGGATTATCTTGTAATTTCTTAACCATCCTTGGGTCTAAGTATTTACCAAATTGTTGTTTTATTTGTTGTCTTAATTTGTATTGTTCCCTAAATCTTAAATAAAAAGCTGTTGCTGCTGTAATAAACTGAGATATAAGCGACCATGTTACGTCTATTAATAAACCTTGCTGTATTAAATAATACCCACTTCCTGCTGTAGAAAAAAACAATAGACTGGTAAATAGTATTCCTAACGATATTCCAAAAATATTTATTAACACCCAAGTTAACAATATCATTGAAATTAATAATACTGCTTCTACTGCTAGTGCATAGTCAGGTATGTGTGGACTATTTTGTATAAGTATAGATTCAGCTAATGCAGCTTGTATTTTGTGTGGTTCTAATAAACCTGCTGGTGTAGCAATTTGTGGCATTATGCCTTTTGCTGTAAAACCTACAAAAACAAACTTACCTTCCACGTTCATTTCTTGTAAATTTGTTTGTGGTGTATTAACCCAGCTAATCCACTTTCTACCAAAACTATCTACTTTAACTGGCGGTAAGCCTTTAACTCTTATTTCTTCAATGCCATTAACATTAGTTTTAATAACATAAGTATCCGCACCAGCTAATACTTTTAAAACTTCTGTACCATAAGAAGCTACCCATCCATCATTGCTTCTCATAAGTAAAGGCAATCTTCTTACTAAATTATCTATATCAGTTCTTGCAACAGCTAAACCTTGATTTGCATTTTGTTGTAATAATTCTATGTTTTGTATTACCCCTTCAGCTTTTAAACCTCCAATGTCGTCACCCAATATAACTGTGCCTATTGTAGGAGGATAATCTCCTTTGCCTTCAAACATAGCTAATACACTAGGAGAAAAAGATAAAGCATTAGCAAATTCAAAATCACCACCAAATCTATCAGGTTGTGGAAAAGCTATAACCCATCCAACTCCTATAGCACCCTGACGTAAAAGATTTATTTGTATTTGTGCTAGTGTTTGTCTAGATAAAGGATAACCACCTTCATTAGCTATATCTTCTTCTGTTATATTTAAAATAGTAAAATATTCTGAAGGTTCTTGTTTAGTTACAAAAGCATCAAATGTTTTAAGTTTTATTATTTGTAATATATTTACTTGCGTAATAAATGGAATAAATAAAACTATAACTAAAACTAATAATATCTTTTTCATTAATCACTCTGAGTTATAGTTATTGTTGAATCACTACCACCATTTACTTTAACTACATTAGAAACTCCATCCTGTATAAATATAACTGTATAAGAATTACTGGCATCTAAATCTATTCTTACAGATTCATTTATGCTTCTTCTCATACTTATAACATTACCTGTTATTAATGTTGTAATTTGTGTATCAGGGTCTCTACCTAATAATGTACCTGTTATTTGTGTGCTTGTAGCTTGTGCTAATTGATCTTCCTCTTCTTCTATTGCTAAAGCATCTAAAACATTAAGTAAATCTTCTAAAAAATTAACATCTAAATAATTTATATCTAATTCATTAAATTCTAAATCATCTTCAGCCAATAAATCTTCTGCTAAATAATCTATATCTAAATCATTAAAATCTAATATATTTGCTTTTTTAGTGACTATTTGTTCTTCAATAACTGCTTCTTCTTTGGGAGGAGTAACAATTAACATATTATCTATTTGATTTAATGTTAAATCTAAAATAACAGGTTTACTTGGTGCAGACTCAAATACGCTTACTGTAGTCGCTTCGTAGGGCTTATTTAGTATTACAGTACCCATAGCAGTCACAACTTCTATTTCGCCACTAGAAAGCCCAAATGGGTCTGGAAGCAGTATTATTAAACTACGACCTAATTCATCTACTGTAGCTGTAAAATCCGTTCCTCTTATAGCGATATCAGCAGTAGGTGTTTTAAGACTTATGTTTTGTT